ATGATTATAAAAACAAAGGGCATTGTTCATGAGAGAGTAGAGGATGCGCCTTTTATGGGAGCATTAATAAGTGCAGTAGATTGTAACTTAAACTGCAAAGGATGCTTTAATCAACATTTAAAGGATTTACCAAACATAGAGATGGATTCAGAAGATATATTAGATAAAGTGACAAATGATCCTTTTAATGAAGGAATTATACTTGCAGGACTTGAATGGTCACTTCAACCTAAGGAGTTAAGGGAAATGGTTAATTCGGCAAGGAAGAGAAAACTTAAGGTTATAGTTTATTCTGGACTAAGTGAAGAAGATTTTAAGAAAAAATTCCCTGATATATATGGTTTAAAAGGAGACATGTACTTTAAGTTTGGAAAGTATGATGAAAAATTAAAGGTGAATAATAATATTCAATATGATGTTAAGTTAGCTACATCAAATCAAAAGATATTAAAGAAATAAAGGTAAAGAACTGTACCAAGTATTATATAGGTTTTTATACTTTGGTATAGTTCTTTTATTTTGTAAAAATTATTTAGAATAATATTGTTAACTAAATAAAAAAGTTTCATAAATTATATATAAGATTTAAATGATATATATCCCAATAAATATTCATATAATTTTACTATAGATTATTAATAAAAGGTGAATTTATGAAAGATAGAAAAGCTTCAAAGTACCATAGTAGAAGTTCAAGAGTATTTGCACCAGTTCATATTAATTCAAAGGGAGTTATAGACTATAAACTCCCTTTATGTGATTTAATGGATAGTATTCTTAGCAAAAAGAGTTTTAATACAAGTGTAATAACAGAAACATTAGATGGAAATCAATATTATTATGATTATGATTTTGATGGAAAGAATATTATAGTATCTAAAAGTCAGATAATTAATGATTCTCCTGGATTAAAGTTAATTGAGAGATATAAAGGGAATTACTTAGAAAAAGAATTATATAATGACTTAGTTGTTTTAGTATTATATAAGGATGATAAAAAGGTTACAGACACTATCTCTTACAAAAAAGATTTAGGTTTAAATGTTGATATGGTTATAGAGGTAGGGAGTTATTTTTATAGACTACCATTATGTGAGTTTATAGACAATATTATAAGGAAAACTCCAGATATTTTAAATTTTATATATTTTGGATTTGAAGGTGATATGTATTATATTACTCTTGAGTTTGATGGAAAAGATATAAATTACATAAAATATAGTGTTAATAATTCTAAGCTAGATGAAATTGAAAAAGCTATAGGTAATAGATTGGTTAAAGAATTTAGTGGTCATAATAATATTATTCTTAGTTTATATGATGATAATACTCGTGTAAAAGATATTGTTGCTTATAGTAGTAAGTTTTTATATTGAATATTATAAGTAAGCAAAGAATTTATGGTGATATTTTAAAAGGATGGGTTATTGAAGAGTATAAAAATAAATGATTATATTTTAAGGTTTGAGAATCATATTTAAAATAATATTTAGAAGAAACTCAGTTATTACTGAGTTTTTTTGTATTTTATAAAGAAATCTTTTAGTAGGTTTCTATAATATTATATCAATATAAATTTTTTAATTATCTTTATTTCTAGTTTTTCCTTTGATGAAATTTATTAAGCTAGATATAACTAATACTAAAACTACAAAATATATTAATATGTAGTTTAAGGATAATAGATTACCATTTCTATCAAAAACGAATCGGTATAATAAAAATGATATTGTTACTAATATGATAAAAATTAAATTAACTTTATTTTGGTATTTTATATTAATATTTTCGTCTTTCATATCAAAGCTCCTTTTCTTTAAGGTTATTAAATATATTCTTGCATTTATTTTTAAAATTTTCAATTACATGTGTAAAACTGGCAATATTTTATGAATAATTGGGCAAATATTGCCAGTTTTATAGTGATTAAAAGTATGACATTGCTTACAGCATACCTTTCAAATATGTAAGAATGATATTTCGCTATAAATGGCTAGAAATAAAGGATTTATATTGAATCGTCAAAAGTTTCGTCAAAAATAAATTTAAAAAATATTTTCTATGATAGAATGTGCTTTATTAAACATATCATTATTGACATGAGAGTATACTTTCATAGTTTGTTCTACTGAATGACCTAATATTTTTGCAGCAGTTTTAAAATCAACTCCATTAGCAATTAATTTAGTAGCGTATGTGTGTCTTAATTCATGAAGAGAAATGTTGAAACCATATTCTTTTAAAAGTATGTTTACTCTTGAAAGAATAGTGTTTTTACTTTTAAAATTGAAAACTCTATTATCTATATTTATTATAGTTTTATATTTTAATAGTTCTTCAGAAACTGAATTAGAAATGGGAATAATTCTAATTGAATTTTTACTTTTAACACTACCTAATCCCCATGAATTATCTTTTAGTATTTTCCATTGTTTATTAACACTTATTAGACAATTATTAAAATCTATATCATTCCATGTTAAACCTAGAATTTCACCGATTCTCATACCTGTATTAACAGCTAAATATACTACTAGATAATATTTATTATTTTTAAATTTTAATAATAAATCGTTAATTTCATCATCATTCAGTGCCTTTTTCTTAGTTGGTATTGGTTTACCTATTTTTATATATTTACTTGGAACTTCATCTAGTATATTGTATTTAAATTTTGCACATAAAAATATGCTATTTAATATTTTTAAATAATATCTTATTGTATTATTATTAAGATGTTCCTTAGTCATATTATCTATTAATTTTTGTATATCTAAGTTAGTTATTTTGCAAAGTTCTTTGTCATTTAAATCTTGAAACCTATGAAGCACTGTTACTAAGCCGTCTATTGTCTTAGGTTCTTTATATAGCTTTTCATGCTCTAGATACATATCTGAAAAAGCTTTAAAAGTTATTTTCCCAAAACTATTATTGCTTGTTTTTATATTTTTCTTTAAATCTTGTAGCATCTTTTCAGCAATAGGTTTAGCTTCTTTTTTTGTCTTAAATCCTTGTTTAGATTTTTGCCTCCATTTTCCATTGTAATCCTTATAGCTTATTATAAATTGCCATCCTTTATCTTTTTGCCTATAAGTTACGTTATACTCCATATCTAACACCTCTTTTAAAATTAAAATAAAATTTTTTGATACGAATATATGTTCTATAAAATCTATAAAATAAACAGTTGAAAATCAACTGGTTAAAACATTTTACATATTCCTAATGATGGAATAAAGTATATTATGTAATTATCAATTTTATACATAACGCCATATTTAGCTCTGTAATAATCAATTGCTTGATCAAAGTATTCTTTAGTTACACCTAAAAAATCAGCTATTTCAAAAGCATTTCTACAATTATTTTCAAAAGCGTTAATTAATCCAACTAAGCCAACAGCTTTATCAAACCCCCAGCGCCTGGCAACTAATTCTTGTTTTTTATTACATATTTCAGTTTGATCAGTAATATCACCTAAATTTTTAATATAGTGTCCAAGTTCTTCAGCTAAAATACATGTTTTTTCTTTGGTATTTATATTACTATTAATAACTATTATATTATCAACGCATTTTCCGCAAGGTTTATCTGTGCCAAGATCAATTTCAATGACCTTAGCACCATGACATTCGGCTTCATACATTAATCTTTCGTATTTAGTCATATAAACCCACCTAACTTATTTGAGATTTTTTAAAGCTTTATTTATTTTTTCATTCATTAAAGCTTTTTCTTCATCAGTTAAATTGTCATCATGACAAGCTACTAAATAAGGAGTTTTTTGATTTTCTATTAGAGTAGCAGCAAATTCAGTATCTAAAGAATACTTAGGCATTTCTAATAAATCCTTAGTATATGAAAAAACTTTATCTTTTCCTAAGTCATTAAGTTTTCTTAAGTCTTCTATATGTATTTCTTCATCTTTAGATAAGTTGTTTGAATTTTCGCCAACTTCATCTAAACCTAAAAGCCATATAGGACTTACGTCTAAAGCAGCAGCTATAACTCCTAATTTATCTACAGGCATATTTTTTATTGATCCTGTCTCATATCTTTGTAGAGTAGATTTACTCATATTAGTTTTAGAAGCTAAATCTTGATATGAAAGCTTTAGTTCTAATCTTCTACTTTGTATTCTATTCATTATCATTTGCATGTTTGAGTCATCAAGTAAATTTTTCATTTAATCACCTCATAGTTTAATTATAAAATATTTTTTCATAAATGCAACGATTTTTTGAAAAAACTTAAAGAAAAGTTGCATAAATGGGTTGACTACATTTTTCAGAAGTGTTATGATTTAATCATCCTAAATATGCAACGGAGGTGAGAAAATGGTTTATAGCAAATTAAAAGGGATTATGAAAGAAAATGCTTATTCTCAGGGTAAGTTAGCAAAAGAATTACATATAACCACTCAGAGTTTAAATGCTAAGTTAAATGGGAGAAGTCAATTTACCATTAAAGAGGCTATAAATATTATATCTATTTTTAATATAAAAAATCCAAATGATATATTTGAAATTTTTTTTGCAAATAATATCCCAAATATGCAACGAGATATAAGTTAAGGAGGAAATAAATGAATAACTTAATGATTTTCAAAAATGAAGATTTATCAATCGATGTAAGAACAATTAAAAATGAAGATGGAAGTATTTCAATTAATGCTGAAGATACTGCTAGAGGGCTTGGATTTATTCAAAATCAAAATAAGAATGGAAAACTTTATATAAGTATAAGATGGGAAACAATCAATAATTATTGTAAGGAATTTAATTTCCCCAACAAGTTGGGGAAAGATGATTTCATTCCTGAGAGCTTATTTTATTTATTAGCAATGAAAGCTAATAATGAGGTGGCAAGAAAGTTTCAGACTTGGCTAGCTGTGGATGTAATACCTCAGATAAGGAAAAATGGACAATATCAAATGAAACCAACATCTAATTTAGAACTTTTAGAGTTACAAGTTAAAGCGTTAAGAGAAGTTGAAGAGAGGGTAATTGAAGTAGATAAGAAGTTTGATGATTTACCGCTATTTGAAATAGACAGTAAAGATTTAAAGAAGAAAGTTAATAGAGTTGTAGTTTCATTACTAGGTGGTAAGAAGTCTAATGCATATAAGCCTTTAAGTAAAAAAGTGTTTTCAGATTTATATGGACAGATTCATAGAGAATTTGGAGTTGATACTTGTGCAGCTATTAAGAGAAAAGATTTAGATTTAGCTAAAGAGATAGTTGATAGTTATACATTACCAAGAGTATTAAAAGAAGAAATTGAACTTGCTAATAGCCAATTAGCATTTGCTCAATGATAAAGAAATGAAAGGAAAGATTAAGATGGAAAATAAAATAACTGCCCAAGTCAATAAAGAGCAGTTAAAAGTTAAATCTATAATACAAACTGTATTAAATTGTTTATTAATTATTACTGTTTTAGTAAATATAGTTTCTCTTTTTAAAAGAGAGAATATAAATAAGCAATTACAAATGCAGATTGAAGAAAATAAATTGGCTATACAAAAGGTTGATTTAATAGTTGACCAGCTTGAAAAAGAAATTACTAATCTTCAGAAGAAAGGTTCTTTAGATTAGAGTTTAATTTTTCTAATTCTTTAGTTAACTTAATATTGGTTTCAGTATTTTGTTGAATAGTTTTAGTCATATGTTCATTAGATATATTACTTTGTGTATCAGAATAAAGTCCATATACAAAAAATAATAGGGTAACAACAATATTAATAATATTTAAAATATCTGATTTACTAAGTTTACTATTTTCAAAAGTTTCCTTTGTCGAGTCTATAGAACTAACATAAGAATCGATATCACTATTGACTATATTATTTTCATTACAAAATTCTTTAAGTGAATCAGTGAATGAATATATGCTTTCAGCTAATTCATTTGAAAACAAATTATAGTTTATATTTGAAGTTAATTTAGTTAATTGATTTAAGTTAATAAATGAGTCATTATATATTGCTTTTACCATAGAACTAATATTTTCAATATTTAAAGTATTAAAATCTTTAACCATTTGTTGGAGTTGTAAATTAATATTTGGCAATGGAAAAGTAATTTTACTAAGTTGAGAAATTTGTTTCATGCAACTTTCGATTGAGTAAACACTAGAAGCAAGAGTGAAATTTGGCTTGTAAATTGGAGTAGGAATTTTTATAGAGTTTCTAATTAATTTACTATAAATTTCATTATTAGATTTCATATTAACCATAATTATACCACCTTTCATAATTTATTTCGACTTGGCGGAGTCGATACTTAAATTATAAAGGTTGGAAATATATAGGACAAGTATCAGTAAACAGCGAATCCCTCTGATACTAAGGGAATGAATAAGACAAGCTTTAATTAAAACCTAAGGATAAGTAAATCGAAGGAGGGAAAGAAATGGCACAACTATTAACACAAAAAGACTTAGCAGAACGTTGGCAAATGAGTGTTAAGTCTATTGAGGAGTATAGAAAAGCAGGAATTATCCCTACTGTAGAAGGGATTCCTGCAATAAGATTTAATTTACAAACTATTTTGGAGCTAGAAGGAACTAAATTAGAAAGATTTAGTCCATTAGAACGTAGACGTATGGAAATGGAGTTAGATGAAGTAAAAGAAGAGAACCAAAAGTTAAAAGATATCTTAAGTAATGTACTAAGTAATTTAGCACCAATAATAAGTCTTGTAAAGGAGGTTTGATATGTTTACGCCAGGAGGAAAAATAGTCTTTGGAATAATAACAACAGCAACAACTTTATTTTTAAGTGTTTATTTTTTAGATAAATCTATAAATGAGAAAGATCCTAAAAAAAGTTTTAAGTATTTAATGTTATTTGTTGGATGTACTTTAAGTTTTATCTTTTCAATAAATGTAAGTTAGGGGTGATGTTATGAACTTTAAAGATATACAGAGTTTAAAGGCTAGACATAGTAAAGAAGAGTTTGAAAGTATCTTGTTAGCTGTAGAGCAGGATTTAAAATTTAATAATATTAGATTTAAGAAACCTATTCCAAAGAAAAAGTTTTTAGAGGTTCTTAACATAACAGAAAGTTTGTTTAGGAGGATTATATGAAGAAAGTAAATATAGGATGTTTAGTAACTGTAATAGGTTTAGTTATTATATGGTGTTTCTTTTACTATTTATCTTATAAGGTTTGGTGTTGGTTATGGACTTAGTAAAAGTATCAAAGAACATAGCTGATAGAGTACAAGAAAGGTTTAGCGATTTAAAAGTAGACAAGCCTTTAAGTAATTTAATAGAGGAAGAAATAAAAAGAGAGTGCATTGGCACCGACCAAAGTAACCAATGTACTCATAAAAAATAAATTTCAAAGAAAGTTTAACATAATAAATTTAAGGAGGCAAGTTATGATTAATATACCAGATTGTTGTTATGAATACGGAAATGATGAAAAAGAGCCAAAAGTAGCTTTTGAGTGTAGTTGGTGTGGTGAGTGTATATATGTTGGAGATGATTATTACGATATAGGGGATATAAAAATGTGCTGTGAATGTAATGATGAATGTAAGTCAGTAGCAGAGGAGGGATTCTAATGGAAGAGAGATTAGAGTGGCTTAGAGAAAGACAGAAAGGAATAGGAGGCTCCGATATAGGAGCTATCCTAGGATTAAATAAATATAAAACAGCTTTTGAAGTTTATTTAGAAAAAACAGAACCTATTTTAGAAGTAGGAGAGCAATCAGAATCAGCCTATTGGGGAGATCAATTTGAAGAAGTAGTTGCTAAAGAATTTGAAAAGAGAACTGGTAAGAAAGTAAGAAGAGATAGAAGGCACTTTCAAAATAAAGATTATCCATTTATGGTTGCTAACATAGATAGAAGAATTGTAGGAGAAAATTCAATTTTAGAATGTAAAACAGCTAATCAGTATTTAGCTAAGGAATGGGAAGAGGAAGAGGTACCTGCTAGTTATTTAGTACAAGTTCAACACTACTTAGCAGTTACAGGAGCAACTAAAGGATATATAGCAGTTTTGATTGGTGGACAAAAGTTTATTTGGAAAGAAGTTGAGCGTGATGATGAACTTATAGAATACATTATTGAAGCTGAAAAAGATTTTTGGAAAATGGTCAAAGACAAAACACCACCTGCATTAGATGGTTCAAGTGCTGCTGAAAAATGGGTTAATGAGAGATATAAAAAAGTTAATGAAGGTGAAGTTATAAAACTAGATTCATCATGGAAGGAGTTACTTAATAAAAGAAAAGAACTCAAAGAATATAAAGATAATGTAGAGCAAGAAATTAAAGAGATAGAGAACCAATTAAAGCAAAACATAGGATATGCAGAGTATGCTAATGTTCCTGGATATAGCATTAGTTTAAAACAATCAGTAAGAAAAAATTTAGATAGTTCAAAAATTAAAGAATTACTTAAAGATGATTATGAAAAATATTTAAAAGAAAGTATAAGCAGAAGATTAATAATTAAGGAGAAAAAATAATATGGCAACAGCATCAAGTTTAAAAAATCAATTAGCAAAGAAGGGAACTGGTAATAGTTTATCAGTTGGAAATACAGTTAAAGGATTAATGGATAGTCCAACTATAAAGAAAAGGTTTGAAGAGGTATTAAATGAAAAGGCACCTCAATATATGAGTTCAATAGTTAACTTAGTTAATTCAGATACTAACTTACAAAAATGTGAAGGAATGAGTGTAATAGCAAGTTGTATGGTAGCAGCAACAATGGATTTACCAGTGGATAAGAATTTAGGGTATGCATGGGTAGTCCCATATGGTAATAGAGCTCAATTTCAAATGGGTTATAAAGGGTATATTCAATTAGCATTAAGAACAGGTCAATATAAGTCTATAAATGTAGTTGAAATAAGAGAAGGCGAATTAGTTTCATGGAATCCATTAACAGAAGAAATTGAGGTTGACTTTAGCAAACGTGAGAGCGATGCAGTAATTGGATATGCAGGATATTTTAAATTAATAAATGGATTTGAAAAGACAGTATTCTGGACCAAAGAAGAAGTTAATAATCATGCTAATAAATTTTCAAAGACAGTTAATTCAAAAAATTCTGTTTGGAAAAGCAACTTTGATGCGATGGCCAAGAAAACAGTTCTAAGAAACCTACTATCTAAATGGGGAATTTTAAGTATAGAAATGCAAAAAGCATATACAGCAGATGAAAACTTAATTAATAAAGGTCTAATGGATGATATAGAAAATGTACAAGCTAACATTGAAGGTATTCAAGAAAACAATGAGAATGAAGGTGTTATTGAAGCTGATTATACAGTTGATAGTAACAATGAAGTGCTTGAAGGGCAACAAGATATATTTGAAGGAGCATCATTATAAGATAGGAGGGGTTAGTTATGGCAGAAGGATGGATAAAGCTTTATAGAAATATTCAAGAACATTGGATATGGCAAGATCCACAAAAGTTAAAATGGTGGCTAGACATTCTTCTTCTAGCTAACCATAAGGAAAATAAATTTTTGCTAGGGAATGAATTAATGGAAGTTGAGAGAGGGGAACATCACACATCAGAGTTAAAATTAGCCGAAAGATGGGGTGTATCAAAAACAACAGTAAGAAAGTTCTTAAAGTTACTTGAAAGTGAACAAATGATTGAACTTAAAAAATCGAAAAAGGGTACCACCTTGAAAGTTAGTAATTACAACGATTATCAAGATTTTTCAGAGGGTGAAAAAACCATAAAAAAACCACAAAAAAACCATAGCGTATACCACAAAGAAACCATAGAAGAACCATATGCTATACCACAAAAAAACCATGAGGTATACACAAACAATAATGAAAAGAATGAGAAGAATGAAAAAAATGAGAAAGAAGGAGAAGAAGTAGTAAAATCAACCTCACCTCGTTCCTATCCTTCTCCTAGTCATAAATTATTAGCTAATTACTTAACAGATGTATGTTATAGAACTTTTTTTAACAATGCAGATATTGTTGAAGAAAATGAAGTTATAAAAATTAAACCAGATAACAAATTTTCTAAAGGAGCTATTGAGAAATATGTTCCGATACTAGAAATTGAAACTCATAAAAAAATAGAGGTGATTTAAGTGAAAGTTAATTTACTTGATATGTATACACCACATGAACTTAGAATTATGACTTGTAAAGAACTAGCTAAGAGAAAAGAGTTAAAAGAAAAGTAAGCATCTGCTTACTTTAAGGAAAGAGAAATAAATAATAAAAAGAGATGGAACGTTAAGTTTGGAGGATATAGGTGGTAAAATAAATCTTTAACATTAATATAGTGCTGATGTTAAAGAGTTTATAATAATTAGATCTTTGAAATTTGAATATTATGGTATTGATGATATATAATATAATTAATTTATATTTGCAATAAGTAAATTAAAAATTCACAAGAAAGGGGGGGAGATATATGATCAGCAGTAAAGAATTTGATGAGAAGTTACAGAAAATAAACTTTGAGCTATTAGAAGGTGAATTTCAAGAATCAAAAAAATTCTTTGAATCATTAGACAAGCCATTTAAACTAGAAGATGTAGCCAATAATCATCCTGCGTTTTGTTTTGGAAGTGAATTAAGAATAAAGTTTCCTACTTATAAAATTAGAATAATTAATAATAGTATGAGTTACGAAGATTTGGAAAAAATATTAAAAGGTGCGGGGAATTTTAGAATATATGATGAAGCTAATGTTGTAATATGGGGTACACTTAAACCAGTACAATCAACTGCTATTCATTGTTTAGAAAGCAGCTTAGATGAAAATGTTAAAACTGCTAAAGAAGTAAGAAAAAGATTAGAAGAAAATAAGATTCATTCAGAAATTTGTGTAGATTCTGGGCATTATTTAATTCCAATAAAAGTAGATGAAGATAATGGTGAAAAGTATATTACTATTATGAAATAATAATTAATTTAATATATTATTGCAGATATAAAATTATTAAATACCGTATATTCAAATTTAGAATATGCGGTATTTTTTTATCTGAATTTAGAAATTAAGAGAAGTAATGCATATGATAAATAATCAAATTAGTTTCTTTTATAAACCTAAAATAAAGTTGCTAGAGGATTGGACAAAACTCCTCCTCTATTAACTAAAAATAGCGTTCATGAGGTTTTTATGGAGAAAGAGGATAGGTATATTGTCTTAATAGATAAAAATTTCTACGGCGTTTATAAGAAAGATATAGAGAGTGGTTAAATTAATACGTTTAAGGAGAATTACATGAATAAAGAATTATTTAAAGAAACAGAGAACTTACTTAAGAATTACAATAGATTAGAAACTGAAATTAAATTAATAAAAGCAGAAATTGAAGATATTAAAGAATCTTATACTGGTTGTGGAGCTATTGGATATAGTGAGAAAAGTGGACCAACAAATAAGTTTAGCAGCATGGTTGAAGATGAAGTAATAAGAAAAGAGAAAGAACTATATAATCTTAATAAAGATTTAGATTATAAGGTTAGATTAAAGAGAAGAATAGATCTAGCTATACAAACTCTTAGAACAAAAGAGGAGAGAGATTTAATTAGATTAAGATATATAAATCAACCTAAAGTTAGTTGGGGAACAGTTGCTAGACATTTAAAATATAATAAGGATTACTGTAGGAAGGAATTAAGGCCTAAGGTTATAAAGCAAATTGCAGATTTTGTTTTCTACAATCCAGGAGTTCAAGAAAGTTTTATTATATAAAATATACCCCCTATTTATACCCGGTTAATACCCACCATACCCCCTTTTTATTATGTTATTATGTAATTGTGGATAGGGCAAAGCGTTCATTGATGACCTCCTGGATGTAAATTAAAACTTAACTAACGGAAAAGCAAGGTGTAAAAGCCTTGCACATGGAAGGAAGAGTATTAATAAAGGTGCAACTCCTTTACCTTCCTAAATAATACACGTTCCTCTTAAGTTTATTTTAAAGTTAACCTAGTGGCAGGATTAAGTTCCTGCTAATATGGGGAGATAGCTCAATAGGTAGATCAGTAGACTGTTAATCTATTGGTCGAGAGTTCAAGTCTCTCTATCTCCGCCATTAAAAATTAATATTCCTTTGGAAGGGATTACAAAGGATGATGCGTTAAGAATCTAGTTTAGGCTAGGTTCTTTTTATTTCTTTATGGTAAAATATTGTTATCAAATCTATAGGAGGAATAACATGTTTGGAACAACAATAATTGACGCATATACTAAAGATGAAGTACATGAAATAGCTAATGCATTAGATGATTTATGTTCACCAAAAGATAATTTTGGGTGGGCGTCAGCAGGTATATATTGTTTTTGGGATTATTACACAAAAGAGATATATTACATAGGACTAGCATTAGATTTAACTGAAAGATTTAAACAACATAATGGATTGATGAAAATAGATGAAAAATGTTGTAAGAAAAAATATATTAATGAATATTTTAAAAATAAAGAAAAATTAGGGTATACTATTTTTGTTCAATCCCCAATGTCACAACCAATAACACATAGAAATAAAAAAGGATTCGAAGAATGGTTAAGTCAAGGATTTTCAAAAGAAGATTATGTTGGACAAGAAGGACATAATTTTATAAAACGAGTAGAAGGTATGTTATTAGAAGCTTATAAGAAGGTAAATGGAGATTATCCTAAATGGAATAAAATTGGGGGCTCTAAATTAGGACAAAAGGCTGCTACAGAAGGAAATTATGAAATAATAAAATCATTTAATCAGGTTGATTCACATGCATTGGTAGCTAAATCAACATTAAGAGAGTTGTCTAATAACTCTAAATATGAATTATACGAAATATTTCTTCATAGTATACGAATGACAATGCTTAATTTTAAGGTTTGTTTTAATGAGTCATTAAATATGCATAATAATACAGATAGTTATGGATGGTGGGAAAAGATAACTAAAGATGGATATCAAGAAAAGAAATTAATAATATAATTAAAATAAATTCAGTACTTAATTAAAAATATATAAATTTACTGAAATTAGTGAGGTGGTGATATGGCTAGAGCAAGAAGTCCAAACAGAGATAAAGCATTTGAGATATACAAGGATCATGATGGAGATATTAAGTTAATTGATATAGCCAAAGAGTTAAATATAAAAGATTCTCAAATTAGAAAGTGGAAGTCACAAGATAATTGGGATGAAAAATTAAAAGGAGCGTTACCAATAAGCAAAGGTAACGTTACTAATCAAAATAAGAATAAAACTAATATAAAAAAAGAAGTTAAAGAGCCTATTGCAGAAGAAGTAAAAGAGGTATTAGAAAATGCCGAACTTACTGACAAGCAAAGGCTCTTTTGCATTTATTATATAAAATATTTTAATGCTACTAAAGCTTATAAGAAGGCTTATGGATGCAGCTATGAAACAGCTATGGTTGAAGGTTTTAGAACCCTAAGAAATCCTAAGATACAATCAGAGATAGAAAAGCTTAAGCAGCACAAACTTAACCAGGTAATGTTAAGTGAAGAAGATATATTTCAAATGTATATGGATATAGCTTTTAGTGATATAACTGATTATGTTAACTTCGGAAAAAGGGAGATAGAAATCCTCGAAGATAATCAATCTAAAACTATTGAAGTAAACTATGTTGATTTTAATGATAGCTATAATGTTGATGGAACTATAATAAGTGAAGTTAAACAAGGAAAAGATGGCGTATCAATAAAATTGCATGATAAGATGAAAGCTCTTCAATGGTTAAGTGACCACATGAACATAGCTACAGATAAGCAGAAAGCAGAACTTGAAGTGTTAAAATCAAGAATAGTTAAAGATAATTCTAAGAACAATACTAACTCTACAGCTAAGTTAGATTCTATATTAGGACAAATTAAGGAAAGAAATAAAAATGAGTAATGAATATAAGTTATCAGATAAGTATTTAGACTTTTTAGAGCATAGAGCACCAGTAGAGGCATTGGAGGGAACAACCGCGGCAGGGAAAACTACAGTAGGAATACTAAAGTTTATGCTAATGGTTGCAGAATCTCCTAAAAAAATGCATGTTATTGCTGCTAAAACAACTGGTGTTGCTGAAAAGAACTTAATACAAAAGGAATATGGAATTACTGATGTATTTGGCGATTTAGTCAAATATAATGGTAATGGTGACAAGGATAATAAAATACCTCATATAAGATATATAACTTCTAATGGTGAGAAAATAATATATATACTAGGTTATGATAATGTAGATAAGTGGAAGATGGCCTTAGGTTCTCAGTTCGGTTGTGTACTTATAGATGAGGTTAACACAGCTAGTATTGAATTTGTAAGAGAAATATGTACTAGAAATGATTATCTTATGATGACACTTAATCCAGATGATCCTAACTTACCTATATATGATGAATTTATTAATTGCTGTAGACCATTAGAAAAATATAAGAAAGATGTACCAGTAGAAATATTAGGGCAACTCAATTCAGAAGAGAAACCTAATTGGACCTACTGGTTTTTTACTTTCTATGATAATGCATCTTTGGATGAAGAAGCTATTGAAAAGAAAAAGACGAGTGCTCCTAAAGGAACTAAGTTATATAAGAATAAGATATTAGGTTTAAGAGGAAGAGCAACAGGTTTAATATTCAGTAACTTTGAAAGAAAGAATAATGTATTATCCAAAGAGTATGTTATTAAACAAATAAAAGATAAGAAATTAAAGTTTGTTCAATTTACAGCAGGATTAGATACAGCATATTCTCAAAATAGTCCTGATACCTTTGCATTTACTTTCTTAGGTATTACAGATAAAAAAGAGTTATTTGTATTAGATGAAGAGGTATATAACAATAAAGACTTAGAAACTCCATTAGCTCCTAGTGATATAGCTCCTAAATACTTTAAGTTCTTAGAAAAGAATAGAAAAGAATGGGGATTTGCTAGAGATGTATTTATAGATTCAGCAGATCAAGCAACTATAATGGAGCTTAAGAAGTTTAAGAGAACTAATCCATGTATGTATAACTTTATTAACTCTTATAAGAAAGTAACTATACTAGATAGAATACATTTAGCTTTAGGATGGATTAATACCAATGGTAAAGTATTTTATTATGTTTTAAATAGTTGTAAGGAGCATATAAGGGAGTTAGAGTGCTATAGTTGGAAAGATGATAAATATGAGCCAGAAGATGCAAATGACCATACAATTAACTCTAGTCAGTATGCATGGATACCTTTTAGAAAATTGATAGGAGATTATAAGGAGGAATAGAAATGGATAGTGATAAGGTTAAGAGTTTTATAAGTAATCTTGTAAATAGATTGAAAACATTCATAAATACCATTAAAAAGTTATTTATGAATATAGTTAATTATCTAAAAGATTATATTATTAATAAAAATAAAAGAATCATCTATCTAATTAAGCATTCTAAGAAATATAGGATTAGAAAGAAGAACTTACGTAGGTTAATGAGGTGTTAAAATGGGGTGGTTTAAGAGTATGTTAACTAATGCTGCTATAAAGTTATTAAATATACAACCTGCTATATCTAAACCTGTAATAATAAAAGAACCTTTGTCTTTTGAAGGTAATGTTATGAAAAATAGAATGTGGTATAGAGGGGATCCATCAGAGTTAGACCAATTTTTTAAAGGTACTATAGTGGATCAAGTAAGTAGAAGTAGATTTTGGGCTGCAGTTCCAAGTGAAAAATTAAATATAAGAAAGATGCATTCAGGATTACCTGCAATAATAGTTGAAACTTTAGCTGATATTGTTATAAGTGATATAAGCAATATATCAATAGAAGATGAAGAAGTGTTAAATTTATGGGAGCAAATAGGAAAAGACAATGAGTTTGAAAAGTTATTAAAACAATCTCTAATAGAAACACTTGTCACTGGAGATGGAGCATTTAAAATAACTATTGATACAGATATTACACCATATCCTATTTTAGAGTTTTTTTCAGGAGAAAAAGTTGATTATTCAGTAAAAAGAGGTAGATTACAAGAAGTATTATTTTATACGGATTATACAGTTAAAAATAATAATTATAGGCTAGTAGAAACATTTGGGAAAGGATATATAAGAAATAAACTTATTGATTCCAAAGGTGTTGAAGTTCCATTAAGCACAATTCCAGAGCTTGGTGGATTAGAAGATGTAACTTATGAAGAAAAATTTATTATGGCCATTCCTTTGAAGTTTTTTGAATCTCAAAAATGGAGTGGTAGAGGTAAATCATTATTTGATAATAAAACAGATTCATTTGATAGTTTAGACGAAATAATATCCCAATGGATAGATGCTATAAGAAGTGGTAGAGTACAAAAATATATTCCAGAGGATTTACTACCTAAAGATTCACAAGGGCAAATTATGGAGCCTAATCCTTTTGACAATCAGTATATAAAAGTTGGCTCAAGCTTATCAGAGGATGCTAAAAATGAAATTGATATGTTACAACCTGAAATACGCTATGAAGCTTTTATTGAAAGTTACGCTAAAGCATTAGATATGTGTTTGCAAGGAATAATAAGCCCTGCAACTTTAGGAATAGACTTAAAGAAACTAGATAATGCAGAGGCACAAAGAGAGAAGGAAAAAACTACTCTCTATACTAGAAAGAAAATAGTTGATGAATTACAATGTATTATTCCCAAAGTTATCAACACGTTGCTAAAAGTAAACAGTATATTTTTAAGTAGAAAGGTAATTAATGATAATTTAGATATTACTGTAGATTTTGGAGAATATGCTTCACCATCTTTTAATGATAAAGTAGAAACTATTGGTAAAGCTAAAACATATGGAGTAATGTCTATAGAGCAGTGCATTGAGGAAATGTATGGAGATACATGGACAGATGAAGAAAAGGAAGAAGAGATACAAAGAATAAAGGAACAGAATGGCTATCTTGTGGCTGAAGAACCTAAAACAGTAGATGATTCTGATATGTCATATACTGATGATAATGAGGTTGAAACAGATGGACAAGAGGGATAAGGATATACAATTATTAGCTGATATACTTAGAGGAATTACTGAAAATAAAATAAAAGAAAATGCTAAAAAGGAAAGAGATAAGTCTTATGATATTAGAAATATATTCGAGCAAATGGAACTTGATTTAATTTCTAGTATGCATAGGGCTTTTTATTTTCATCAAGCAGAACAAAGCAAAGAAGGATTCCAATGGGAGCAATGGCAAAGAACTAAGCTTAGAGAAATTGAAAAGTATAGGAAGAGAAATAAGAAGCTAGTTGAGGAATATAACAAACCTATTCAAGAAGCTATAAACAGAGAAATTCAAGGGAAATTTATTCAAGCTCAAGATAATTTTGAGAAGTTAATAAATGAAGTAAAGATACAATTTCCAGAGGATATAAAAGAACCTCAAACAGTTAGAGAATATATTGCTAAAGAACTAGGCAAAAAAACTACTCCACAAGTTGAAGATAAATTCTTTGGTATTAATGAAAAGAAACTTAATGCATTACAAGAAACTGTTACAAATGATTTAAAAAAGGCTCAAATGTCAGTTTTAAGAAAGATGGATGATGTATATAGACAAACAATATTTAAAACTCATGTATATTTGCAAAGTGGTGCTAAGACTATTAATCAAGCTATAGATATGGCTACTAAGGATTTTCTTGAGAAAGGTATAAATAGCATAGTTTATAAAGATGGTAAACGAGTTAATATTGCTAGTTATGCAGAGATGTGTTTAAGAACAGCAAGTCAAAGAGCTACATTCTTAGGTGAAGGTAAGAAAAGAGATGAATATGGAATACATTTAGTAGTTGTTACAGCTCACGATAATACTTGTAAAATGTGTGAGCCATGGCAAGGAAAAGTATTGGTTGATGATATATTTTCTCATGGTACTAAAGAGGATGGAGATTATCCATTATTAAGTGAGGCTGTCGGAAAAGGATTCTTACACCCTAACTGTAGGCATACATTGGCAACTTACTTCCCAGGTATAACTAGAATACCAACTATACCAGATGGTAAAGAAGCCATTAAACTTTATGAAGTAGAACAGAAACAGAGATATTATGAAAGACAATTAAGAAAGTGGAAGAGATTCAAGGCTGGTACTTGTGATGAAGAGAATAAAGAAATAGCAAGTGAAAAGGTTAAAGAATTGGAAAAAGTTTTAAAGAATCATTTAGAAAATAATAAAGAGCTTAGGAGAAATCATTATAGAGAAAGAATCTAATGGAGGTATTTTATATGTCTATAGCAGTTCAAATAACTTTAATAATTTGTATTACTTTAATAATATTAGCAACATTAAATACTGTTGGTGATATATTGGAGGATAAGAAGGAGGATTAAATCATGAATAAGAAAAATGAAACTAAACCAATACTTATTGTATGTGATGGAACTGAAATTATATTTGAATCTGAATATAGTGTTAAAGAAATAATAACTGAGATTGAAGATGTAAAAATGAATGAAAAAGATTCATTCATGGAAATTAAAAAAGGGATTTATATTAACCCATATAAAGTTTCATTAATTAGGGAAATTAAATCACTATTAGAAAGTTTAATAAATTTTTAAATTGGGAGGTAATATATAATGGCTAAGTATAGAAAGAAACCAGTTGAAGTTGAGGCTTTTAAGTATGATGGAGATTTAGTGAATAGTAAAGGCGAGTTTTATATCCCATCGTGGGCTATAGAAGCATATAAGAATACAGATATGTATTTTGATTCATTTGATAGTGTTTCGCCACCAACAGAGTTATTTATAAAAACACTTGAAGGAATTCATCATGTAAGTGTAGGAGATTACATTATAAAAGGTGTAAAAGGAGAATTATATCCTTGTAAACCTGATATTTTTGAAGAAACCTATGAATAGGTAGTTTAATAATGGAGCTAAATGAAACAGTTCAAATTATGGGGAGTAAAGATTATAAAAAAGATTTAGAGCATAGTATTTTTATATAGATTTTTTGTAAATAATTCCATTTTATGTTATAATAAAAAGAAGTTTTTTTTATTTATATAGTATAATAGGAGATAAAATATTATGAAAGATAGTTTAATAATTATAGGAAATGGATTTACTATTAGTTTGCTAAATGGAGTTGAAATAAATTCTAGTAAACCATTATCAAATTTTCAATGTAAAAATATAAAAATAGATTGTATGCCTAAAATGCCAGGATTAGAAATTGTAATCGAAGAAGGGAAAAAGATATACCCAGACAATGATTTTAAAGTATTTGAATATTTATTAAATAAATATTCAGAAAAACAAAATTACTTATGTTATATGAGAAGGTATATTATATATGCCTATTCAAAATTATATATTGAAGGATTAAAGCATATTAATTATAGCGAATGGAAATGGACAAAGTGGTTTAAAGAAAATGAAAATAGAATATGTGGTATTTATGATTTAAATTATGATTTATTCTTAGAAGATTTATTAAATTTTTTAAGAATCTCATATTATAGAGTATCTACAATATCTCATAGAATATTAAAAGATTTTAATATATTAAAACACATGATTCCAATATATAAACCACATGGTTCTATAGATTTTGATGTTTGCCAAGATTTTGCACATATGCCAGAAGAAGATATATGGAGTGCAACAACAAATGAGAATCAATGTTGTATAAATGGTTTATATGTTATGAGTGAAGTTTCAAGAATGGAACTGTTAAAACCACGTTTTGAAGTTGATTTAATTCCACCTAATTCTACAAATATATATAGAAATTTATCATGGATAAAACAAATATATAATCAAATGTCATATGATATAAAGAATATAAAGAATATCATTTGTTTTGGATTTTCATACTCAGAATTTGATCAACCGGAATTTGAGGAGATTTTAGATAGGTGCAATAATAAAGATATAAAGATATACGATATTAACATTAATGAAAATAATAATCTAGCTGAATATGTAACTAAAAAAGGATTTAAATATATATTTAAAAATGCAATGTCATATGAGTGTAATATATAAAAATGATTAAGTCTTAGGTAACTAAGGCTTTTTTATTTTGTCCAAAACCTGCTTAAGACTTTAAACTGTGTAGTAAATATATTTCTTAGAAAGGATTGATTGAAAATGGCAAGTTTAAAAGAAATATTAGGTGATAGCTTTAATAATTTACCAGAGGATATAAAGACTAAATATAATGAAATTGATTTAGTTGATAGTTCTAAGTATGTAAAGAAAGAGCTATTTGATTCCAAAGAAACAGAGCTTAAAACAACAAAAACTCAATTAAAAGAAGCTAATACTACTATTCAATCTTATAAAGATATGGATATTGAAAGTATTAAATCAAGTGCAGAACAATGGAAAAGTAAATATGAAACAGAAACTCAAGAATTAAAGGATAAGTTAGATGCTCAAAAAAGAGAATTTGCAGCAAAAGACTTTTTGGATAAGCATAATTTTGCTAGTGAAAGAGTTAAGAAATCAGTTTTAAAAGATTTTTTAGAGAAAGATTTTAAACTAGAAAATGATAGTTTTTTAGGGGCTGATGATTGGATAAAATCTTTACAAGAAAGTGAACCAGAGATATTTAAAGCTCAAGAAACAACTAATAATAACAATCCATTACCTGGTTTTAAAATAGGAAATGACGGTAATTCTAAACAGCAAGACACACAGATTAGTATGAGAGATGCCATAGCATCTCATATTCAATCACAAATACAAAAATAATTTTATTAGGAGATGATTTTATATGCCAGTAACATTAGCAGAAGCAAAATTAAACGTACAAGATGCGTTACAAATGGGAGTAATTGATGAATTTAGAAAATCAAATTGGATTTTAGATCATTTAATATTTGATGATGCAGTTTCACCTACAGGTGGAGGAGCAACACTTACTTACTCATACACTAGATTAAAAACACAACCAACAGCTCAATTTAGGGATATTAATTCAGAATATTCACCAAGTGAAGTTACCAAAGAAAGACATTCAGTAGATATAAAAGTATTTGGTGGTAGTTATCAAATTGATAGAGTTATAGCTAATATGGGAGGTATTATTTCAGAGGTAGAACTACAACAAAGTCAAAAAATCAAAGCAGCTCAAGCTTTATTTAATGACACATTTATAAATGGTGATAGTGCTACAGATAGTAAAGCATTTGATGGTTTAGAAAAAGCTTTAAAAGGTTCATCAACTGAATATAATGCGGGTGAAGATAAAGTTATTGATTTGTCAACTTCTAAAGCTGTAACAGATAATTATGTTGCTTTCTTAGATATGTTAGATGAATTCTTAACTACATTAGATGGAACACCATCATTTATAGCAGGTAATACAAAGCTTATATCTAAATTAAGAGCATGTGCTAGAAGAGCAAGTATGTATCAAGTAACAAAGAATGATTGGGGACAACAAGTAGAATCTTATGGAAATATACCTTTTGTAGACTTAGGTACAAAACCAGGTTCTAATGAAGATGTAGTTGCTACTGATCCTTCAAAAGGAACAACATCATTATATGTTGCAAGAATAGGTATAGATGGATTACATGGAGTATCTATGGCAGGAGTAGCGCCAGTTCAAACATGGTTACCTGATTTTAAAACAGCAGGGGCTGTAAAAACTGGTGAGGTTGAAATGAATGCAGCTATTGCACTAAAGGCAAGTAAAGCGGCAGGAGTATTCAGAAATATTAAAGTAAAATAGGAGGGATTTTCATATGGCTAAAATAATAGCACCAAACAAACAATACACTGGCATTAGTGCTAGTGTATATTTTTGTAATGGAATTGGAGAAACAGATAGTAAAGACTTAATAAACTGGTTTAAGGAACATGGTTATAGTGTTGTAGAAGAGGATATTGAAAAAAAGGATAAGAGTATAGATGAAATGTCCGTAGAGGAGCTTATATCTTATGCAGATGAACATAACATAGACATAGGAAAAGCTACAAGTCAAAGTGGGATAATAGAAAAAATTAAAGCTGCAGAGCAAGGTGAATAATATGGATTATGTAGATAGTTCATATTACAGAGAGAATTTTAAAGGGATTATTCTTAATGATGATACTTTAGAAAACAGATTAGAAAGAGCAGCGGATCAAATAGATGTTTTAACCTATAACAGAATAATAGGAATAGGATTTGAAAATTTATCTCCATTTCAACAAGATAAAATAAAAAAAGCAGTTTGTTTACAAGCTGAATTTATAGAGCAATATGGTGAGTTTATTAATATGCCTTTAAGTGGTTATTCAGCAGGGAGTACATCTGTTAGTTTTAATGGAAGTATTGTAAATGGGATAACTACAACTAAAGAAGTTATCAATTATATATCTCAAACTGGTTTAAATAGTAGGAGGTTATAGTTATGGGGGTTAAGTTACCGTTTCCTAAGTGGATATTGAATACTCCAATAAAAGTCTATCAAACATTTATTAATGATGATGGAGAGCCTGAAGCAACCTTAATTTATGATGGATTATGTAATTATAATGAAAAGAGCAGACAAACCCTTGATTCAGAACGTAAGCTTGTAACATTAAGTGGAAAAGTTATTATTGAGGGTGATATTTATCCTAATAAGTTAATTGAAGGATATATAGAGATTGGAGAAATAAAAAAAGATATATTTAAGTCATCAAGACCAAGAAATCCAGACGGTTCTGTTTTTAGTACTGAATTGGAGCTTATATAATGAAAGCTAAAGTAACAATAAAATTAGATAGAACTAAGATAAACACTTTAATAAATGCTAGGAATAAAGCTTTAGAAGAAACTACAGAGGCTATATTAAGTGATATTAAAACAAGTGCTGTAGTTCCTAAGGATACTGGAGAACTTGAAAGAAGTGGTTTTGTTGATCTATCAAGTATAGATTCTGGAGTAACATCCATAATTTTTGATACACCATATGCGAGAAGGTTGTACTGGCATCCGGAATATAACTTTAGGCATGATAAGAATATAAATGCACAAGGTAAATGGATGCAATCTTATATTGATGGAGATAATAAAGAATTTGTAACAGATACATATAAACACTTTTTTAAAATGTTTAGTAAAGGAGTGATAAAGTAATGTTACTAAGTGAAATAAGAGAATATTTAAAAACTAAAATAGAATGTCCTCAATGGTATATAGGAAAGATAGATGCAACTAAAGAACAATGTATAGGTATCTATAGTATAAGAGGACCAAGAAATCATATAGCTTTAGGTGGATTAGAAAATACAAACTATTCCACTAAGGCTATTTCTATATTAGTTCATTGGGGAAAGAATGCTAATATAGCAGAACAAAAAGCTCAAGAAGTATTTAACGCTTTATTTGGCCAAGAAGCTGTTATAGGTGGGAAAAGAGTTATAGATTTTGATATGCGAACTAGCGAACCTATAGGAGTTGGAACAGATAAAAATAACATATATGAATATGTAATAGAAGTAAATATAATACATGAAAGGTAGTGAATAAATATGACAGCATTTACAGGAGTTTTTCCAGTATATAATCTTAAATTTAAGATAGGTACAAAAGGAAAGGCAAGTCAATCTCAAGATATGCAACCTATTGCTGATATGGAGAACTTTGGTATCAAAATTGATGGTAAGGTAGAGGATTGGACACCTATGACAACATCAGGATGGGCAAGAAGTTTAATGACAGGAAAGAGTTTCTCTATATCTTTAAAAGGAAAAAGAAATGTTGGTGATCCAGGTAATGATTATGTTGCAGCAACAGCATGGAAAGATGGATTGGATTGTAGTACCAAAGGAGAAATGGAGTTCCCTGATGGTTCAAAAATAACATTTGATTGTGTAATTGATGTTAAAAATATTGGTGGAGATGATAGTACAAAGGTTGCACCATTAGAATTTGAACTTAAAGGCGATGGGAAACCAACATACACACCAGGAGCAGGAGAATAATAGGAGGTATAAATAATGGCAAAAGTATATAACATAATGAATAAAATGGTTAATGTAAAACCAACAGTAAAAATAGATGAAGAGCATGAGTATAAAATTAATAATACTAAGAATAATGCTATATATATTCAATCGTTAGCTAGAGGAAATGATAAAAAAGGCGACAAAAATTATGATGAAATGGAGTTTATGAATAAAATAATAAAGGCTTCTCTAGGTCAAGAAGCTTTTGAGTATATAGATAGTAAAGGCGAAGAGTGGAGTATGGCACAATATGAAGCAATACTTAATGTAATAATGGCTGCGGTATCTAATGTTGAACTTGAAGAGATTGAAGAATTAAGCAAGAAAGAGGCTAAGCGATTTCAAGAAAGTGAAAAATAATCAATGGTATGATTTATTTGAAGATTGGGAGCTTATAGAGGCTTCTTTTACAGCTCAATACGGAATAAGGCTTAGGAATGAGCCAGATATGAGTTGGGATGAATTTTGTACTTTGCTTAGTGGAATAATGCCTAAAACTCCATTAGGTCAAATTGTTTCCATAAGAAGTGAAGAAGATGAAAATATGCTTAAGAACTTTTCAGAGGAACAACATAAGATTCGCAATGAATGGAGAAGTAGACAAGTAGAGCAAATGACAGATGAAGAAAAAGAGGAACAAATAAAAGAAATACAAGAAATTCTTAAAAAGGCGTTTAGTTAAAACTAAATGTCTTTTTTATTTTAAGAAAGGTGGTGAGGTAATGGCAGATGCAGATTCAGTGGGGAAAATTGGTCTTGATTTAGAGATACAAGATGGTGATATAGGAAAACAAATAGAAAAGATGGCTAGTGCTATAGGTAGTCAAATAAGTAAGTCGCTAGAAGGAATAACAGGAAAATTTGATTTTAATTCAATAACGAAAGGAATTTCTGAATCTTTAAATAAAGGAATGAATAATATTGATGAAACTATAAAATCTAGTGTTGAGAAAAGTAAAGCTAATATTCTTAAGACAATAGAAGAAATAAAATCAAAAGCTTTAGATGCTATAAGAAGTATAATAGCTAAATCTAAAGAAATAAAAATTCCTATTCAGTTTTCTCCAGTTAGTAATATTGCAATGCCTAGTAGCAAGGTAGCAACGCAACCAATAAGTAGAAGAGGACCACCAAAAAGTAATGTTGGAGATTTAGAATCTATAAAATCTAAGATTGAAAATCTTTCTAATAGTTTAGAGATAACTAATAGATCAATAGAGCAGCAACAAGAAAAATTATCAGGATTGAAGGCTGCTTATAATTCTACGTTTAATCAAGTTAGAAAAAACAAATTACAAGAGCAAATATTAAAAACAGAAGCTGTTATAAATAAACTTATAGCTAAATCTGATGCAACAGGGTTTAAATTAGCTGATTTAGATAGGCAGTTTGAGAAATTAGGTAATTCAGCTAAGAATTCTACTTTAGGATTAAATGAAGCAAGTAATAGTATGAAGAGGCTTGAAAATAATACAAGTAGAACAAATAGAAATTTAAGAAATGCTAATAACTCTACTAGACGATATAGAGAAAATATTAATGGTGCTAGAAGTACAACAGGGATGTTTATTGATAGTATGTTTAGGTGGGGAATAGTATTCCCTTTAGTAATGAAGGGGATAAATACTGTTGCTAGTTATATAGGAAGTGCTTTAATGACTAATGTTCAGTTTGCAAACAGTTTAGCACAAATTAGAACTAATCTTATGGTTGCTTTTATGCCAATCTATCAAGCTGTTCTACCAGCACTTAATGCTCTTATGAGTGCATTAGCAACAGTAACCGCATATATTGCAGCTTTTATAAGTGCTATATTTGGTAAAACATATCAAGCTAGTTTTGGTGCTGCTAAAAGTATGAACGCTTCTATAGCTTCAATGAAGAATATGGAAAAGCAAGGTAAAAAAACATCTGGAGCAGTAGATAAAATAGGAGATTCTGCAGAAAAGACAAAAAAGAAAATACAAAGGTCCTTAGCTGGATTTGATGAAATAAATAAATTAAGTATTCCAGATGATTCTGATAAAGCTCCAAAGGCTCCAAAAGGAGGAGGCGGTGGTGGAGGAATAGATCCGATATCAATGGTTGCTCCAGATATAGATTTAAGTCCAACAAGTGTAGCAATGCAAAAAATAAATGCTATGGTAGAAAAGCTAAAAGATATTATATCTAAAATATTTCAACCTTTTAAAAATGCATGGGCAAGAGAAGGAGCTGCAACAATTGCAAGTATTAAATATGCATTACATGGAGTTTGGGATCTTATAAAAGCTATAGGTATTAGTTTTTTAGAAGTATGGACTAATGGAACGGGAGAAGAAATACTTGTAGTTATTCTACAAATTTTACAAAACATATTTAATATAGTTGGAGATATAGCAATTACATTTGCAGATGCTTGGAATGCTGGAGGAATAGGAACGGCTATAGTTCAATCTTTAGCAAATGCTCTTTTAAATGAACTTACATTAATTAAGCATATGGGAGATTCTTTAAGGCAAGTTTGGGGAGAAATTGGTCCTGGATTAGCAACTACATTCATGCAAATATTAAATGCAACATCAGGAGTATTAGAAAATTTAACTCAAAAATTAATTTATGTTTGGGATAATGGAGGTAGTCATTTATTCCAGGGATTTATAAGGCTAGGAGCAAAAATATTTGAATTAGCTGGGTATATTTATACTAATTTTGTTGCTCCTATGGTTAATTGGTTTGTAAACATGATAGCTCCAGTTCTAGCTAAATTAGCAGATATATTAGGAATTGTTTTAGATGCGTTTAGCAACTTAATAAATTGGTTAATGGGTAGTGGAAAGCCAGTATTAGATACAATTATTATTGTTTTAGGAAGTCTTGGTGCTTCTATACTAATAGTTAAAGGAGCATTAACTTTATGGACAATAGCTCAAACAATTTGGACAACTGTAGCAAAAATAAGTACTATAGCAACAACATTACTAGGTGGAGCAATAGCATTTTTAACAAGTCCAATAGGAATTGCAATAGTTGCTATAACAGCAATAATAGCTAGTGGAGTAGCTTTATATAAAAATTGGGACTTTGTAAAAGCTAAAGCTATAGAAATATGGGGAAAAATAAAAGACATATTTAATAGCTTTAAAGAATGGTTAAGGAATGTTTTCCAAACAGATTGGTCAAATTGTTTTGGAGTATTAGGGAATCTATTAAATCTTTTCTTAAAAAATGTAGATAATGTTTTTCAATCTATCAAAAAAATATTTGGTGGAATAATAGACTTTGTAACAGGAGTATTTACTGGAAACTGGAGCAGAGCTTGGCATGGCGTTGTAGATATTTTCAAAGGTATAATGAGTGGATTAGGTTCTGTAATTAAAGCGCCTCTAAACTCCGTTATTGGGCTAATTAATATGGCTATAGATGGTTTAAACAAAATTAGTTTTACTACTCCAGATTGGATCCCTGGTATTGGTGGTAAGCACTTTGGAGTTAACATAGCTAAAATGCCTTATTTGGCTAAAGGAGGTATAGTAGATAAACCAACACAAGCCGTAATAGGAGAGGCTGGAACAGAGGCAGTAGTACCACTAGAAAATAATACTGGTGGATTAAATTTACTTGCTATTAAACTTTCAGAAAGAATTAATAATATGTTATTACTTTCTAATAATGCATTAAAACAACCTGATTTAACAATGTTAGGTCAAAATATTAATAGTAATGAAAAGAAGAGTATTAATGATCCAGAGTTCATAGAAAAAATAAAAGAAGTTATAATAGAAGCTATTTTAGAAGCGATGAAGAATAAAAAAGATAATAGCTATAATAATTCAGGACCTCAAGAGAGTGGTGATTTAATATTAAGAATAAAAGATACTGATTTAGGTAGAATTGCAATAGAAGCTATAAATAAAGTGAATAGACAAGCTGGAGAGCAATTATTAAATCTTTAGGAGGTGGCAACTATAGGAATTAGTATAAATGGAGTAGCAGTTGCTTCTCCAAAGAGTTTTAAGGTTAACATAATGGATTTAGATGGAGAAAATACAGGAAGAAATTTATTAGGTGTAATGCTTAGAGATAGGATAAGAGTTACTAGAAAACTTGAGTGTGAATGGGGGCCTTTAACATCTAATGAGATTAAAACAATATTACAATCTGTAAGTGGAACAGAGTTTCAAGTTACTTATCCTGATCCAATGGAAGGAGTTACAACTAAAAATTTTTATGTAGGAGATAGAAGTACACCAGCTGTTGATTTTAATAAAAATTTATGGCAAGGGTTGTCTATGAATTTAATAGAAATATAAATAAAGGAAAGAAGGAATATAAAATGGCAGAATTAGAAAATAAAATTACACCTGTAGAATCTACAGCAAAAGTAACAAGTACAATAACAGAATCTACAAATCTTAATGGAACAGTAGATATAGAAAAGGATGGAATGAAGCAAACAGCATTAACAATGAGTTGTAGCTTAACTCAAAATACAGTTGCTAACATTCAAACATATGTAGTTAATATGGATTTATTCTTATCAAACTCTCAGTTAGTTCAAGCTGAAGTTCAAAAATTTAGAGATAAAGCAACACAAGTAGGAAAAAGCTTAAATTGTTTTGTATTTTAGTATAAGAGCTTACAGTTAGTAAGCTCTTTTTTAATAAAATTTAAAAAAAGAGGTATTCAAAATGGTTAAAATAACAAATAAAGAAATATTAGAAAAAGTTAATGTATTAGGAGAAATAAGTTCAAGAAAGTTACCAGTTAAAGTTTCTTATGCTATAGGCAAGAATATATCTAAAGTTGAAAGAGAATTAAAACACTATAATAAAGAAAGGCAAAAATTAATAGAAGAATATTGTTTAAAAGAAGATGATGGAACTCTAAAAATAACAGAGGGAAATTATGATATTGATCCAGAAAGATTAGAGTATTTTAATAAAGAAATTAATGAATTACAAGAAATTGAAGTTGAAATGGATATACATAAATTTAATATTGAATTATTAAATGGTTATGAAATGAGTCCAGGAGAGTTAATGTGTATTGACTTTATGATAGAGGAATAATATAAATATTAATCTTTAGGAAAGGGGGTTAGTATTTGTTTAAAGTATCAGAAGCATTTAATAAAGAAATAAATAAGTTACAAGGAAGAAAATTTAATGCTAAGGTTATTATAAGAGATAAAGAATATAGTGGAAATCAAATATATGAAATGAATTTAGAGGAATCAGTTAATCCTAGTGATAGTTTTTCTATAGGATCAATTTGTTCTAACAGTTTCGATATAAAACTAATTAATACAGGAGATATATTTGATAATGCTATTGTAAAACCATATGTAGGATTGTATATAGGAGATGATATAGAATATATCCCTTTAGGTGTATTTACTGTAATTAAGACTAGTGTAAAAGGAAAGTTTATAAATCTTGAGTGTGTAGATAATATGCTAGGATTAGAAAAAGTATATTTTTCAGATTTATCTTATCCAGCAGATATAAACGATATTGCTAAAGAAATATGTAAAAAGGCAGGCGTTAATTTAGCCAGTAAATTACCTAATTATAGAGTTAATAAAATAGAGGGATATTCATTAAGGGAAGCTATAGGATTTATAGCTTCCCTTTGTGGTTCATTTGCTAGATTTAATAGGATAGGTGACTTAGAAGTTAGAGATTATGAGGTAGTAAAGCAGGAAATGACACCTCATAATTTATTTAAATTAGATATTGAAGCTAATGAGTGTATTATAAAAAAAGTAATAGCCAAAAAAGGTGAAGAAGAATTAAGTACTGGTACAGATGATGGAAATAAAATTGTATTTAATAATCCAATAATAACTAAAGAAATTTTAAGTGATATATATACTAAATACAATGGGTTTAAATATATACCATATACAGCTAAGTGGAAAGGTAACCCAGCTATAATGGCTGGAGATATATTAAATTTAACTGATTTAAATGGGAATAAATATAATGCTTTAATAATGGAGCAAAAGTTTACCTATAAGAATGGTATTTCATCAGAAGTAAAGGCTAAAGGAAAAACTAGACAAGATTCTAGCTTTGATAGTAAAGGATCAGTTGCTCAATCAATGGAGAGATATTCTATTGAACAAGCAAATATAAAAAAGGCTTTAATAGATAAGGCTAGTATAAATGATTTAACAGCTGTTGATGCTAAAATACAGAGGTTATATACAGAGGATTTAACAGCTATAAGAGCCGATATAGTTACTTTAAATTCTCAAAAAGCTAATATTATCGAATTAAATTCTGTAAGAGCAGATTTACAACAGGCTATAATTGGTAAAGCTAATATAACAGATTTAAACGCAGCAGTTGGAAAAATAAATGTATTAGAATCTAAAACAGCTAGTATAGAAAATGCACTTAATAAAAATCTTACAGCAGAAAATATAGCGACAGGAGCAATAACAGCTGGTTCGGGAATAATAGCAGAGGGAGCTATAGGAGATGCAGAAATAAGTTCTTTATCTGTAAATAAGTTAAAAGTTGGAGATATAACAACTAGCAAACATAGAATTGTTAGTGCAGATGGAACCATAGAAATTGTAGGAAATCAAATTCTTATTAATAGAAATAATGTTAATAGAGTTATATTAGGAGAGTATAGGAAAACAGATGGTACTACAGATTATGGACTACTTATCAGAGGTAAAGATGGTAAAACCATAATGCTTGATTCAGACGGAGTTCATAATGCAGGGATAACTAATGGAGCTATAGATAATAATAAAGTAGCTGACAACGCTAATATAAGTGGTAATAAGCTAGATATAAATAGTGTTATTAGAGAAGTAAACAATAATGGTACTGAAACTATTAAGGGTACTAAGGTTACTGTAGGTGATAGAACTTTAGATGTAGAATTATCTACACAAAATAATACTATTACAGAGCATAGCAAAGAACTATCTAGTCAAAAAGCTTCCTTAACCGCTTTAGATAATGCATTAAAGTTTAAAGTAGATTCACAAACTTTTACTCAGAGTACAACTACTATAAATAATAATATTAATAGAGCTAAGGAAGAAGCTATAAATAGTTCTAATTCTCACGCTGATAGTAAAGCTAATGAAGCTCTTAATAATGCTAAAGCTTTTGTTAATTCAGAAATTACTAATGTTAATACTCATTTGAATAAAAACACTAGCGAGATAAATATTTTAAAAGGTCAGATAGAAAGTAAAGTTTCTCAATCAGATATAGATAAATCTATTCAAAATATAAAATTTAATGATGTAAATATGATTTTAAATTCTGGAGAGTTTAAAGACACAGATCATTGGAGCTGTACAAATGGTTCAAATAATTTAACCATAGAAAATAGAATATTAAAATTTAAGTTTACTAATTATGCTTCTTGGGGATGTTATATTTCTAATAATAGTTTGCTTAATAAACCTTTAGATATTTCTAAAAAATATACAGTTGTATGTAAGTTAAAGGCTTCAAAAAATCAAATTTTAACATTTAATATTTGTGATGGTAATAGCTATAATTATGTGTTTGGTAAAGAATTAAGCTTAACTACAGAGTGGCAAATATTTAAATTTACATTTAATCCAACTCAAGTAGGAAATGAAAGACAGTTTAGATTTATTACTAGCAACTTAGGATATGACTTTGATTTGTACATTGAATTTGTAAAAATGGTTGAAGGAGCAACTTCTTCAGATAGTTGGAGCATGGCACCAGATTATGTTTTAGATAATATTAAAACAGTAACAGATAAAATAAGTATAGTAGAAAGTAAACTTACACAAGAAAATAATAGTATAAAAGCTAGTGTTCAAGATTTAAATTCTATAACTCAAAGTATTACAACTAATGTAAGTAATATAAATAGAGATTTAACAAGTAAAATAAATTCTAATTTAGATGCAGCTAAAAACTTTGCTACAGATATAGCTACTAATAAAGCTAATACAGCTAAACAAGAAGCTATAATTAGTGCTAATTCTCATGCAGATAGTATTGCAGCTAGTAAAGCCAATGAAGCTCTTAATAATGCTAAGAGCTATACCAATACAGAAATCAATGTTGTTAATACTAAAGTTCATAATGTAGAAAGTAATATTGATATATTAAAAAATAAAATTGCTCTTAAAGTTGAACAATCAGATATAGATAAAACAAAAACAGAATTAATTAATAAGATAAATGTTGTAGATAATTTAGCTAATAACGCTAAAGATTTAGCTAGTGCCATGAGTCTAGGGAAAATGTTATTTAGTGATCCTACATTTAAAAATAGTTCAAATAACATTAATACTTATAATAATAAAGGAAATGGAACTGTAACAACTTCAAGAATTTCTAAAATTAATGGATGTCCAACTGATTCACAATATTGTATAGAAGTAAAAACTGTTGGAAGTGCAAGTCCTAACTATGGAGGCTTTTATTTTGGAAATATGACTAGAGCAAATGCTATATTTGTAACAAAAATTATTGCTAAGATTCCAGTTGGATTAACAATAGAATGGTACTCAAATTCTACTGGGAACAATGGAACTTCAAAATGGTTAACACAAGTAAATGGAACAGGTAAGTGGGAAGAGTATATACATTTATTAAAATGTGGTGATGCAGGAAGTTTTTCTAGTACCAGTTTCTTTGCTTTAGATGGAGTGGAAACCCCAACAACAAGTAATCCAATAATTTGGCATATAGCTTATGCAACTGTTTTTGATATAACTGAAAATGATGAATCAGTTAATGTATTAAAAACTGAAATGTCAACAGCTAAGAATAAGGTGGCAATAATAGAAACTAATTTAGACAGTATAACTCAAAGAATAAGTTCTACTGAAAGTAAAACACATTCTATAGAAACTACATTAGGTGGAAAAGCATCTAAACAAGAAGTTGCAGAAGTTAATAATAGAATTGCTACTATTAAAGCTAACTTAGATTCTATTACACAAAGAGTTTCTAATACAGAAAGTAAAACAAATAGCTTAGAAACAAATATAAATGGTAAAGCTAGTAAGCAAGAATTAACAGTAGTTAATAACAAAGTTACAGAAGTTACAGCTAGTTTGAATGGAATCACTCAAAGAGTAGGAAACACGGAAAGTAGAATAAATGCTTTAGATGGAAAAGTAGCTGGAGCTGTAACATTACAACAATTTACAGAATTCAAACAAAGCAATGATAAATTTAAATTTACTGTAGAACAAAGAAGTAGTGTATCAAATATACTTCCAAACAGTTCTTTTCATGGTGGAGATCGTGGGTGGCTTCATGGTGGAAATGAATTTTGGTCTGGTCCTTATAGTGGGTATGGATTTAAGGGAAGAATTACTGGTGCAATAAAAAATAGAGCAGCATATAACAATCCAGAAAGATACTTACAAACTCATAAAGCTTATAAAGTTAAAAAGAACACTACTTATACAATAAACTTCCATTATATTTGTGAAAAGAATGTTCAATCAATGGATGCTTTTGTTGTTTTAAGTGATACTGAACATGGTGATTATGCACAACCAATTTGTGTATTAACAGCTCAAGGTGGTTCTCAAAGTAATGCAACTGAAGAAAAACCATTTACATATAAATTTAATACAGGTAACCATGAGTGGGTATGGATTAGATTTGACCATAATGGAATGAAAAGTGGCGTTAATTGGGATGAATTTTGTTGGGTTTATGTTAGTGAAATTGGAATCTATGAAGGTGATGTCGGAGCTGTTAAGTGGACACCAAAAGGTGGAGAAGTTTATTCAGCTAACTATCAAATGGATGGTCTAGGATTCAAAGGGACTTTTGAAGATGGTACTTATGCATCTTTAGGTAAAGATGGACTTGAATGGTTTAACGCTGGTACTGGACATGCATATCATGCATTAACATACGTAACCTCATTCGACATTCCAATTGGTAATCCAGGTAAAGCATATATAAAACTACCAGCTGAATTTACTAAAAGAAGAAACTCTCTTAAATGGACAGTCGCATTAAGAGGATATTATTACTCAACAAGTGGCGATTTCTTCCCATTCCATATACATTGTACTGGTGGGAGGGATTATATAGAAAATGGACTTGTTGTATGTGAAGTTCAAGGTTACTGTAAAATACAAAATGCCCAAAATGCTGGTGATGTACAGTTTAGACCACTTACAGCTATGTTAATAGCTATAGCTTAAATAGAAAGGAGGGTTATTATGGATAATTCTATAAAAAACTTTGAAAATAAAGTTACTTTATTTTATTCTCAATCAACTGGAGATATAAAACTTCATGCTGGTGGAATACAAGATATGAGTTATTTTGGTCCTGAAAGAGATGACTATAATTATAAATTTATAGTTGTAGATAAAGATTATTATTTACTTAATAATTTAGAAAGTTTTAAGGTTGAAAATGGAAAGTTAAAATTAAAAAGTAATAGTATATTAGCTAAATACATGTAGGAAGGAATAGACTATGGAAAATATATTTGATTATTTAAAGATGGGGATTGTAGCAGTAGGAACTTTATTTACATGGCTATTAGGAGCATGGGATACCCCTTTAGTTATACTTATAGTTTTAATGTCTTTAGATTATATTACTGGTATTACTAAAGGTTATGTTAATAAAGATTTAAGCAGCAATATAGGACTTAAAGGAATAGCAAGAAAGGGAATTATTTTCACTATTCTTATAGTAGCTGTAATGTTAGACAGACTTTTAAATACAGGAAATTGGATATTTAGAACTTTGGTATGCTATTTTTACATAGCTAATGAAGGTATAAGTATTATAGAAAATGCAAGTAAACTAGGTGTACCAGTACCATCTAAATTAAAAAATGCGTTAATACAACTTAAAGAAGATAAAGAGGATCATAAGAAATTATGATTCTTTTTTTATAAATAAAATTAAGAAAGAAGGAATTAAAATGTTAAAAACAATTTTAAAATTAGTAATTAAAGTATTAGAAAGTAAATTACAAAAAAGTGGGTTAGAAGAAAAGATAATAAAAAATAAACAGTATATAGATGTAGCAAAGCAAGTGTGGAATGTAGTTGAAGAAAACTTTCGTATCACAGAATCAGTAGAAAAGAAATTAAGTTCTAAAGCTTATGAATTTGACAAAATGATGATGGATAAGTTTCCAGAGTTATCACCAACAGATGTAAAAGAATTAAGACAAAGTATTGCTGGAGAAGTTAATAAAGGGAAAGAGGCTGTTTTAGAAAATTCAGAGATATTAAAGAAGTTACAAGAAGAAAACCAAGAGCTTAAGTCTAAGAATATTGATTTAGAAAGTAAACTAGCTGCAATATCAAACTATGTGCCAGTGGAAAACAAATAG